CTCGGTTATGAAATAGAAACCGAAAGATGGCAAGGCGGAACAGAACATCCTGCCTTCCTAGAAATATTACATGCAAGCATGAAAGCAGATATGTATAACAATGCAGAAGAAGCTAGTACAGAACTAAAAGCTACTCAGCCATGGGCAGACATTCACTTCGACGAAAGAGTTGGTGGTATACCTTGCAACCCACCGCCATCACATACAATGTGGCTAAAAGATACAGATAAATATTTAATGGATACAGCTTTTTCACATAGCTATCCAGAAAGAATGTGGCAAGATACAGAACAAATGGGTGTTAGATTTAATATAGCAGATCTAAACACAGCAGTTAAACTATTACAAAAAGAACCTAAAACAAGGCAATGTTATATACCAATCTGGTTTCCAGAAGATGGCACGGCCGCTCTCGCGGGCGAACGCGTCCCGTGCACGTTCGGGTGGCATTTTATGTTACGTGATGGTAAATTACATTGTGCATATCATATGCGATCATGCGATGTAATGCGACACTTACATAACGATTTATATTTTGCTAATCGATTATGCTTATGGTTAATAGAACAATCTGGTTTAGATGCAGTACCAGGAATCATGCATTTCTCTTCTAGCTCTTTACATTGCTTTACAGTAGATAAATATGGATTAAATCAATTGGTGAATGGATAATGTGTGGATTTATAATTAGTAATAGAACTCAGACTACTGCAAATGGCATGATGGGTTTAAAAGATATGGAATACCGTGGATTAAAAACTAAATATCGTGGATATAAAATATGGAAAGATTATGATTTGTTTCATACAGCTTTACCTATGGTGAATCCCGATCCAGAAATAGCTATCCAACCTATTCAATATGACGATGAACCACCTTCGCTTTTCGTTGGTGAAATATTTAATCATAAAGACTTTGGTGATTATCCAAGTGATGCTCATATGATTCACGCAGAATATAGGAAAGAACTTTCACATGAATTCTTTCATAAGTTCGATGGATTTTGGAGTTATATTACTTTCTTTAATGATCATCCAATTGCTTATACAGATTTCTTAGGAATTAAACCTATCTACTATCGTAAAGATGTAGAAGTTATGGCATCAGAACCTGATGTATTAAAGTCTTATGGACCAACTAGTCCAGATGCTTTATTCCATTCCAATGTTATGAAATGGGGATATGATCCACAAGGCGGAACACCATGGAATGAAATCTTTCAAGTTAAACCAGGACACTTTTTATATAAGGGTACAGAATATCCTTACTGGGATTGGAATTCAGTTCCATTAACAAATTTGTATGATGACCTTAGCTTAGCGGTTAAACTAAGATTAGGTGGATTCAGAGACGCTGCCGTTCTACTGTCAGGTGGACTAGATTCCACTATCATACATCAATTAGTAAAAGAACAAGGTCTAGATATAACAGCTATCCACGTTGATAATGGAGAGAAGAATTATGCTGAACAGATCTGTAATGATCTCGTACACGTAACCCTAGACGATGTGACGGATGAAGATGCAATAAGAATACATCAAACCCCTGTTGATCTTGGATCAGTAAAACCCCAGATAGCGATGGCACGTAAACTAAAAGAATTAGGTTTCCATAATGTATTAACTGGCGATGGTGCAGATGAACTATTTGGTGGCTACAGAAGAGCTTCAGAATATGATTCTCAAATGTCAGATATATTTTGTGAATTACCTTATTATCATTTACCTAAATTAGATAGAACAATGATGAGATCTACTGTCGAGCTCCGTGCTCCATTCTTAGCCCCATCCGTTATTGCTCATGCTTTAAATACCCCTTATCATATGAGAGATGGTATTAAGCATGTATTAAAAGAAACATTTAAAGATATTGTACCTCAAGAAATACTAGACAGAGATAAACTACCATTAAAAACAAAAGCAATTGCAGAAGATAAAATGCAACAAAGATTAATTAATAGCCAAATATGGCAGGAACTATATGAATAACCAGGAAAAATGGGATCTACGATTTGTAAAATTAGCAGAAGAAGTTGCTGGTTGGAGTAAAGATCCTAGCACACAAGTAGGGGCAATTGCGGTTAACCGAATTGGTTCTGTTGTTGCACAAGGTTATAATGGATTTCCAAGAGGTATACAAGATACAGATCTAAGATACCAAGACCGAGAATTAAAATATCAATACGTAGTTCATGCAGAAATGAATTGCATATATAACGCTGCTTTAAATGGTAGCTCATTAGATGGATGTACACTTTACGTTTGGCCTCTACCAGTATGCCGAGAATGCTGTAAAGGTATTATCCAATCAGGAATCGAACGTGTGGTTTCACCAGATTTTACAGATCCTGCCCAAGAAGAACGATGGAGAGAATCTTGTTCCCAGACGATGGACATGTTCCAAGAAGCTGGAATAGATTACGAATTCGTATAATAAGGGGTTTACAAACACCCCAAATTGTGGTATAATGTACCATACAAACAAATAATAAGAGGAATAAATGCCAAGTATAGATTTAACACCTAGGAAGAAACATCCAAAGGATAAAAGACCAGGACTTAATAAGCCAATGCCATTCGACATTGCACTTAGAAAGTTCCGCAAGGCTTGCGATAGAGCAGGCATCGTACAAGAACTCCGAGCAAGAGAGTTCTACGAAAAACCAACCGCAAAACGTAAACGTAAAAAAGCAGAGGCAGTAGCCAGAACTAGAAAACAAGAACGTGCAAATAGCTTAGGACCAGCAAGGAGATATTAATATGGGAATAATGGATAAACTAAAGAAGAATAGTAGAATTAAAGGTACAGCAGTACTGGATAAATCTATTTACTTCGGAGAAAAAGATAAAGTAGTAACAGAAGTTCCTATGATTAACGTAGCTTTAGGCGGCGATATAGATGGTGGATTAACTTCCGGCCTAACTGTATTAGCAGGTCCAAGTAAACATTTTAAAACATCATTTGCCCTATTAATGGCAGGTGCTTATATGAAAGAACACAAAGACGCGGTTTTAATGTTTTATGATTCAGAATTTGGATCACCACAAGCATATTTCGAATCGTTCGGTATTGATACCTCAAGAGTATTACATACACCAATCGTAGATGTAGAACAATTAAAGTTCGACTTAGTTAACCAATTAGATGAGATAGAACGCGATGATAAAGTTATTATCGTTATTGATTCCATTGGTAACTTAGCATCTAAGAAAGAATTACAAGATGCACGTGATGAAAAATCAGTTGCAGATATGTCAAGAGCCAAAGCACTTAAGGGTTTATTCCGAATGGTTACTCCTTATCTTACCATGAAGAATATTCCTTTACTTGCTGTTAATCATACATATCAAGAAATGGGATTATTTCCTAAAGCAATCGTATCAGGCGGCACAGGTATTTACTACTCAGCAGATAACATTTGGATTATCGGAAGACAACAACAAAAGACTGGAACAGAAGTTAAAGGTTATAACTTTGTAATTAACGTAGAGAAATCTAGATTCGTTAAAGAGAAATCAAAAATACCTATTTCAGTAACTTGGGAAGGCGGCATTGAAACTTATTCAGGATTACTTGAAGTAGCTATGGCAGGTGGATATGTACAAAAACCTAACGTTGGTTGGTATTGTAGAGTCGATAGAGAAACTGGCGAATTAGTTCAACCAAAAGTCAGAGAGAAAGATACCCTTAAAAAAGAATTTTGGGATCCAATCCTAGATGGTACAGACTTTAAAGAATTTGTCAAAGGACACTACCAAATTGGTCATAAACCATTATTAGATGTAGAAATAGATTTACAAATGGAAGAAACTAGTGTATAATATAACACATAAAGATTACACATTTGTGGAATCAGACCAAGTAGATTTCTACGCGGTTAAATTAAATAGTGAATTCGCCGGGGTTGTTTTAATATATGGTAAAGTTGGTATCAAAGAAGATACCACTTTAGATATAGCTACTCTATCATTCACTTACACTATTAGAGATCCATCAGATCACGATCATGATGAGCTATGTGCAGACGAATATTTTAATAACTATATTGGTGCTGTATTAGAACATATAATTAATGAAACAATGGATGATAAACTAGCAGAGGATATAATTGGACATAACAAACCAGATACAGACACATACTCTTAATCATCTTCTTAACAACGAAGATTACTGTAGAAGAGTTATACCTTTCATAAAGAAAGAATACTATGCAGGCGAACACGCAATTGTGTTCGAGCTTATAGTTAAATTTGTTGGTGCTCATAATAAGCTACCAACAGGTAAAATACTAGATCTAGAATTACAAAAACTAAGTCTACCACACGAGCAGCTTAACTCAGCTGCTGTATTAATTAATGAGTTAAAAACCAAATCGGATATCGATACAGATTATCTTATTAATGAAACGGAAAAATGGTGCAAAGAAAAAGCAGTTTATAATGCTATTATGGAATCCATCCAGATCATTGATGGTAAGACCGA